TCTCGAATGTCCTTAACCTCGTCCACGCGGTAGCACTCAGCCAGCGCCGTGCGGGCATGCTCATAGCGAACCAGTTGTGCGGCTTGGGTCATGCTGCCGCCCTCAAGTCACGGAACAAGCGGCGCTCCACTTCACGCTCGCGTTCAAGTTGTTCTATGCGCTCGGTGGCCTCGCGAAGCTTTCGCTCCGTCTCCGTCTCACGCTTGCGCAGGCTGGAGAGGTCATAGCCCCGTGCCTGCAACATCCAGAGCAGCGGCGCGTCGTTGCCGCAGCGATCCATCACCGCCGACAACTTCGGCCAGATGACGCCCTCTTGCCCAGACTCCCACCGGGACCACTGCGCCTTGTCCAACTTCAGGTCAGCCTGAAGCTGCTTCGGCTCCAGTCCTGCCGCCTTGGCGCATAGTCCGATGGCGCCGCCGAGAGTTGTCTCTCGCGCAAGCTCCTGATTGGTTACTTCAGTGGGCAATCCAAGTTGCATCGCAACCTCGCTCAAATCAGTTGTGTGGTGTTGAGAGGCTTGCGCAGGCAAAACTGAATGCCATGAGCGACAGCACCTCAAACGAAAAAGCAGCAGCCGCACTCAAGGCGTTCTTGACGCGCTTGTTTGCACTGATGGCCGCAGACTTGGAGCGCCGAGCCGAAGAGCTACGGGCGCAGCAGAAAAAAGCCGCGCCATGAAGCACGCGGCAAACACCAGCCATCAGCGGGGAGTCAATCCGCTGGGCAACAGGCTGATGGGGAGGGATCATTCAGGCCGCCGCCTTGGTGCTGCGCTTGCGCGGCTGTTGCTGTTGGCGGGCCAGAGCAGCAAGAACACGGTCGGCGATCCTTGCGGAAAGCACATCCGGCCACTTGTCAACGGCCTGGTAAGTGATGCCGATTGCCTTCGCGGCGGCGGGGATAGAACCCCCCAAAAGTTCGATGGCTTCAGACTTAAGCATGCCTCATTGAACCATAGTTCAGGCCATTTGGCAACCATTGTTCAGCGTCTTTTTCGCACAATCGGCAACCATGGTTGAATACAAAGACAGGCTCGCAGAGGCCATGCGCGACCGCACCGTGTCCGCAAGCGCACTTGCAAAGCACCTCAAGATTTCCTACCAGGCAGTCAAGAAGGTGCTGGATGGCAAGTCGGGGGCCTTCACTGCCTCGAACAATGACGAGGCCGCAGCCTTCTTGGGCGTCTCCTCTCGGTGGTTGTCCCGTGGAGTGGGCGCAAAGCATTCAGGCGAAGGGCCGGAATTACCCGGAATTCAGCCAGTGGCTCACTCAATGAGCGACTTCCAAATGCAAACTGTCTCTCCACTTACATGGGAGCAGTTGATGAGCGAAGACCGAAACGGCACGCTTGCGGAGTCGTTTATTGCTGTGGCACCTGATGACGCCATGGCGCCCCTTGCCAGAGCTGGGCACGAGTTCCTATTCAGGCGGGCCAGCGAAGCCAAGCCGGGGGCCGGCGTGATCGTCAGGGACAAGACTGGCGGGTTGCATTTGAGGCAGTTGCGCCAATCTGAAGCGCCTGGCGACTGGATCGCCGCCGCCACAAACCCGAACTATCGGAGCTTTGAGCGCAAAAGAGACGGAGTAGAGATCATCGCCGTGCTGCGTGCCCCGATGCGAGGCTGGGAAGATGTTTAACCACTAGGCCAGGGAGGCCACCACATGAAAGCACTGATTCTCACTGGGGCGCTTGTCGCCTGCACGCAGCTCTCGGGCTGCTTCTTTGTCTTCATCCCTGGATCGCTTATAGCGAAGGCCAGCGATGCAGTTACTGGCGCGGAGGGTGAGCATTGCGTGGGCCGTGCCGCAGTCGTCGGATCGAAGATCAGAGACAAGGATGGCTCCATCTACACCGTCAAAAGCCTAAGCGGCACTTCTGTACGCTGCACGAATCCAGACATGCCAATAAGGGCAGCATTGTCGAAAGACTCCTAAACGCAACACGCCCACGATTGTGGGCTTTTTTTCATCTTTAGCTGAACTATGGTTGACAGGCCTTGTTTAACTATGGTTCAATAGCTCCATCGCAAGCCAACAAGGGCAGAGATGGGACAGACACAGAAAATCGTTTCGCGCTGGGACAGCAGCAAGGTGCTGTTCGAGTGTGAGATTCCCGACGGAATCGATAGCGGACTGGCCATGCGCCATGCGCTGGAAAAGGCTGTTGAAAGCCGCGCCAACCTGATCGGCGCCAACCTGAGCGGCGCCAACCTGAGCCGCGCCTACCTGAGCGGCGCCAACCTGAGCGGCGCCAACCTGAGCCGCGCCTACCTGAGCGGCGCCAACCTGAGCGGCGCCAACCTGAGCCGCGCCAACCTGAGCGACGCCTACCTGAACGGCGCCAACCTGAGCCGCGCCAACCTGAGCGGCGCCAAGTGGGCTGACGGCATTGTCATCAGCAAAGTGCCGCTGCAAATCTCCGGCCTGCACTGGTTTGTGACCATCTTGGATGCTCACATGCAGATTGGATGCCAACTGCATTCGCTGGCCGACTGGGCCGCATTCGATGATCGCCAGATTGCCGAAATGGATGGCCGCGATGCGCTGCGCTTCTGGCACGAGAACAAGGATGCGCTGCTCGGCATGGCTCGCGCTGCTGGCCGGGAGTTTGCTACTACTGAGGTGGCAGCATGAGCGCCGTTACCCTAGCTGCGCAAATCACGGAGACCCAGGCCGATCTGGTGACGCTGACCAGCCGCGAGCAGCAGCTTGTCGCGGACTACTACCGCCAGCGCGCCGAGAGCGCTGCAGCGGACGCAGCCGGTGACCTTCGCGGCGCTGCAGCCCTGCTGAATCAGTCAGTGATCACTGCCGGGCTGTTGACTGGCATCCGGCGCGAGATTGCAGCCACTCAATGCCGACTGGACCGCTTGACCAGCCAAGCCGCAAGCGAAGCCCTGGCAGCGCATGACAGCGCGCTGATCTTGTCGCGGATCGCGGCGGGGCATGCAGGTGCTGATGACATGGCAGCGTTTTCCGTGGGGGCCGCAGCATGAGCAAGAAGCCCACCCTCATCGCTGGGCGCGTGGCGGTGCTTGTGAACAGGCACACCACCTTTGACCTCGGCAACCCTGGCGCTACTCCGGTGCACGCATTCACGTACATAAACGCAAAGTACGCACCCGATGGTCAGCTCGACACGCACTGGGTGAAAAGCGGCTACCGCCTTGTTGGCTATGCCGAGATCGCCGCCGAGATTATGCCCACGGGTGCAATGCTGGCAGGCGCTGTGGCTTGCCTGAGGGAAGAGCGCAAAAAGATTCTCGCGGACGCTCAGAAGGAAGCCACGCGCATCGAAGGCGAGATTCAAAAGCTGCTGGCGATTGAGTTCGACGGGGCTGCAGCATGACCGCCCCTCGCATTCCCCGCCGTGAGCGCATGGGCTCCGTTGGACGCCGCCAGTGCTGGCTGATCCTCCACGGCGCGACTGTGGCGCTTGTTGTGGCCCTGGTTGTCGCTGTGGTGTGGGGGTGGGCGCAATGAACACCATCACCACCACCCGCCCCGGCCTTCTGCGCCGCGCCTGGCTGACCCTGTGCCTTTGGTCCCTGATCTTCCGCATCGACAGCGCAGAGCGCTACCTGATCGACTGCGAGCGAGCCGGGATCACCGAAGGCCGAAACCTGACCGAGTACCACGCCCAGATTGACGCCATGTTGGCGCAGATGCGGGCGATTGATGAGGAGCTGAGTGCATGACAACCGAAACCCAAACGCTGGAGCTTGCTCCGGTCGAGCCTACCGCTGTCGCTGTTCAGGCGGCACCCGTTGATAACTCGCCTGCGGGCCTGATGCTGAGCCTGATGGGCCGCGGCGCCTCTCTCGACCAGATCGAGCGCCTGATGGATCTGCAAGAGAAGCACGAGCGCAGGGAGGCTGAGAAAGCATTCAATGCCGCCTTCGCCGCATTCAAGGCCGAGGCCGTGCGCGTTGTGAAGAACCGCAGCGTTACCGATGGCCCGCTCAAGGGAAAGAGCTACGCCGAGTTGTTCAGCGTGGTGGATGCCGTCACCCCCGCCCTGTCCCGTCATGGCCTGTCGGCAAGCTGGAAGCTCACGAAGGATGACAAGGACTGGATCGAAGTCACTTGCACCATCAAGCACGCGGCAGGGCATAGCGACTCGGTTTCGATGGGTGGCCCGCCTGACGCTGGCGGCGCGAAGAACGCCATTCAGGCGCGTGCAAGCACGATCAGCTATCTGGAGCGCTACACGCTCAAGGCGATCACTGGCGTGGCCGAGGGCGGCGAGGATGACGATGGCGACGGCGGCACTGGCGTGGAGCAGATGGTGCTGGACAAGCTGCGCGATGCCGCGATGGAAGGCACCGAGGCCCTGCGCGCCACCTACAGCGAACTGCGCCCGTCCGACAAGTTCTGGGCCAAGCACAGCAAGGCTCTGAAGGCCGCAGCCGCTGAAGCAGACAAGGGGGTCGCATGATCGTCAACACCGCCCCCCAAGGAGGCCCTGAATGGCTGGAGGCCCGGCGCGGCTGCATTACAGGCTCGCGCTTCAAGGATGCCCGCGACTACAAGGCGCTGACCAAGGCTGACGAGAAGGCAGGCAAGACTCGCGGAGAGCCATCGTCCAAGCAACTCGGCTATGCGTTTGATGTGGCCCGCGAACTGGTTGGAGGCAAGGCGCCCGACACGTTCCAAAACGCCGCGATGCGCTTCGGTACGGAGCAGGAGCCTATCGCCCGCGCTGCCTACGAGTCGCGCACTGGCGCATGGGTCGATGAGGCCGGATTCATCACCACCGATGACGGGCGCTTTGGCGTCAGCGTTGACGGGCTTGTTGGCGATGACGGGATCATCGAAATCAAGACGATGGTAAGCAGCGACACGCTATTCACTGCTGTGGTCGATGGCGACATAAGCGCCTACCGCGATCAGTGCCTGGGTGCGATGTGGCTGCTGGGCCGGCAGTGGGTTGACCTCGTGCTGTGGGCGCCCGACATGGCCTGCATTGGCCGCGACATGACGATCATCCGAATCACTCGTGACGATGACGCGATCAACTCGCTGGAGGCCGATCTGGTCGCATTCATGCGCAGGGTCGATGCGCTGGTCAAGTCGCTGCGCTCTGAACTGGTCGAAGCATGAAGCTATCAGCCACCCTCCGAGACGCGCAAACCGGACACACGGCCTGGGTGGCTCTGTGGACGCAGATCAAGCCGCATCTGTTCACTGGGCGACATGCCCGCGTCGACGTGTTGATTGACCCGCAAAGCCGCCAGCAGCAGAACCTGTATCACGACTTGATCGAGCAAATCTCAGAGCAGGCAAAGCACCTTGGTGCGACTTGGGATGACGAGGACTGGAAACGCCTGCTGCTTGACAGGTTTTCCAAAGAGACAGGGCGGCCACGCGGTCGAGTGATCCCGAACCTGAGCGGTGATGGAGTTGTCGAAGTCGGCTTGCTGTCGCGGAAGTTCAGCAAGACCGACGCGAACGAGTTCATTGAGTGGCTGTACGCATGGGGCGCAGAGAACGGAATCAGGTTCAGCGCACCGGAATACATGGAGCGAGCATGAAGACACAAACCCGAATCGCCGCCCGCCAGAAGCGAGACGAGCGGTGGCGCACGCGAGAGGACCGGCCCATTGACTGGGCGGCACTGGAGCAAGAACGCAAGCAGCGAGAGCAGCAGCAAGGAGCGAAGCAATGAGCAATCAAGATAACGGCGGGCCGGCGTTTCCGGTGCCTGCTGAGTTCTTCAGCGACGGGTCGATGTGCCGACCATCGTGGGAAGGCCTGAGCATCCGAGATTACATGGCCGCGAAGGCAATGCAAGCAGCGGCTACAAACCCAGCAGGCGCTGACGGATTCACCTTTGAGCAGCGCGCTAAGTGGGCCTATATGCAGGCCGACGCCATGCTGGCCGCAAGGGGGCAGCAATGAGCAAGCAGCCGACCGGCACCAATGCCTTCTTCATCCCTGAGACGCCGGGCGGATCAGTGCTGATGCACCTGAAGGCACGCACCGAGGACGAGGCGTGGGCCAAGTTGCTTAAGGACGCAGCCCACATGCCCTACAAGACCAAGGAGGGCTTCATCCGTCGCGGCTACTCCGTGAACCGATGGGAGGAGAAGCAATGAGCAAGCAGCCCGAAGCGCTGAGGCTGGCCGAGTGGCTTCAAGCAGCAGTCCAGATGCACCCACAGATAAGCGAGGACGAACCCGGAGGTTACTGCGCAGAGGTTGATCAGGTTATAGATGAAGCAGCCGCCGAACTCCGCCGCCTGCACGCAGCGAATGCGGAACTGGTGGAGGTGCTGAGCGACTTGCTGGCTGAAGGCGAGTTCACCGACTACCCCGGAACGCGCCAGGCCGATGCAGTTAATACCGCCCGCGCCGCCCTCTCCAAGCACAAGGAACAAGGAGGGCGTGGTGAATGAGCTGGCTCTTTTCGCGGGCGCTGGTGGAGGCGTGCTCGCCGCCGAACTCATCGGAGACACAACCGTGTGCGCAGTTGAACGTGATGCCTACGCTGCATCCATTCTGGCGCAACGACAAAACGATGGAGCCCTCCCGGTTTTCCCGATTTGGTCTGACGTTTGCAGTTTTGACGGCAAGTCGTGGAGAGGAATTGTTGACAGCGTGGCTGGAGGGTTTCCGTGCCAAGACATCAGCAGCGCCGGGAATCGTGCCGGTCTTGAAGGAACGCGCTCAGGGCTGTGGAGAGAGTTTGTCCGCGTGGTTCGCGAGGTTGAGCCCTGGGTCGTCAGAGTGGAGAACTCCGCAGACCTCACTTCTAGAGGATTGGGAGTTGTTCTCGGAGACCTGGCCGCGCTCGGGTTCGATGCGGAGTGGGACGTGCTATCTGCGGCAGACCTTGGCGCCCACCATCTGCGTGAGCGCATCTGGATCGCTGCTGCCCACCCTGACCGTAAACGGGAACGGCAACAGACCGTATCCAGGAAAGAAGTCGGGCTATGGCCTGGCCACGGCAGTGGCGTTGCTTCCAACTCTGACCACCATAGGCCTCAACGGCGGAAGCAACAGCAGGCGCGCTACAGCAAAGCGTGGGGAATCGCCTACCCACCGTGGCCCGTTGAACCCGGATTGGTGCGAATGGTTCATGGGGTTCCCAATCGGGTGGACCGCATCAAGTGCCTTGGAAACGCACAAGTACCAAGAGTGGCGGCAGCAGCATTCGCCGCACTTGAGGCTCAATTTGAATAAGGAACAAGCATGAGCACCCAAGACAAAGCCGCGCCGACAGACTATCGACGCTGGAACTTCGACGCCGACGATGACGGGGTCATGGCATGCCCTGGCAACCACGATAAGCACGAGCCGTGCCGTATGGCACACATCTGCCATCACGAGACGTTGTCGATCCTGAACGCCATGCGCGCTCAAATCATTGCGCTGGAAGCCGCCAGAAAGCTTGCAGCCCTCTCAGAGCTTACAGCCGACGCTGAGGCGCTGGGGCTGTATGAAGCCAGCACCCAGCAGGCCGAGCCCGCCCAGGCAGCGGTGCCGGTGCAGCCTGCGGAGGCTGCCGGCTATGTGTCGAGCGTTGAATCAAACAGCCCGCTGATGTGCGGGCTGTCTGAACAGGATCGGCGCAGACTCATCCCGCTCTACACCCACCCAGCCCCGGCACAGGCGCGGCTACAAGAAGACAAGCTAGAAGAGATCATTTGTGCTTGGTTCGATTGCAAGAACCGTAGTGCAGATGATTTTCAGGGCCGCATGAGGAATGCGCTGCAAATCGCGGCAGACGCCTGGGGCGTTGATCTGGCGGAGGGCGCGTGATGTCGACACGAATTGCTTGCAGCCCGCTTACCGGGCGCATCCACACGGGCCGCGTCAACAAAGGTGGCGCAGCGTTTGTCGGCGAGAAGCGCGATGTGACCAGCGATGTGCTGTGTGCCGTGATCGAAAAGGCCGAGTTCCACGGTGGCAGTTTTGAGATCGAGGGTGGCGGCCAGAAGTGGACTGTCACCGTAGTTAAGGAGCCTACACCGGGCGTGAAGCTGGACAAGGAGGCGTGATGCGAAAGAAACAACTCAAACCCAAGCTGGTGCCGCTGCCATGCCCGTTTTGCGGCACGAAGCCAAAGCTAGCGCCGCAGGACCCCTCCAATGAGGGCGACGCTTGGGGGATGGTTTATTGCTCCAGCAGTCGCTGCGCGGTGGCTCCGAGTGTCAAGGACGGGCAAGCCAGCGCCGATGAGCGCGGGACCGGCGCTTACATGGACTGCGCAATTAGGCGCTGGAACAAGCGGGCGGCACCGCCAGCGCCCGGCGTGAAGCTGGACAAGGAGCAAGCACGATGAGCACCACCGAGAAGCTGGCGAAGGCACTGCGCGAAATCCTGGGCGAGCCCGACCGAACCCTTGAGCAGCGACGCGACAGGTGGGCCAGGGCGAGAGAAGCCATCGCCGCCCACGAAGCCGACAAGCAGCGTGAAAGCGAGGATGAGCGCAGAACTTTTGAGCGTGCTTACGAGCAGATATGTCTCGGCCCATGGGCCGGAACTATGGAGATGGCTTGGCAGGTCTGGCAGGCTGGCCGCGCCTCTGCGCAGGCAGTGCCGTCGGCGGATGCGCTGGCGCAGTTCATCCGGACCACAGACGGCGCTCACTCACTCGGAGCCGGGGCGCTGGCCGAGAAGATTTGCGAGTGGCTCGCCGCAGCCCCTAAAGGAGATTGACCGTGTATTCAAGACACAAAGGTGTAGCGCTCGCCGCCGTGATGATGGCCTCAGTCCTTGCAAGCCCGATGGCGTCGGCTCAACTGAGTCCGATTATTCGCGAGCGGCAAGGCCGGGACCGCGAAGACGGCTTAGAGCGCCTACGACTGGCCGAAGAGAAGCGCGCACGCAAGGCCGCGAAACGAGCGAAAGGACGCTGACCATGACTGACATGCAAATCACACCGCCGCCGATGCCGGAGCCAATGGCTTACTGGTCAAGAAACATCACTGAAGACGGGGAGCCTGCAACGCCGTGGAAACCGGTCGAGCCGAGAAACCCTTACGTCAACACCGTCGCAGACTCTGTGCGCGAACTACTTGCCTATCGGTACAAGGGCAAGCCTTGCTACGAAGTCGCGTCGGTGCACACGGCCGACCAACTCACCGCCCGCGATGCCCTCTGGCTCGCCATCGTCAAAGAGGCGGTGCAGCTGGAGAGGGAGGAATGCGCTTTGGTGGCGTGGCGCGAGATGGTGGAGGCAAACATCACCGGTGAGCTTGAAGACTACGCCTACAACACCGCGTGCGACGACATCGCCGCTGCCATCCGATCAAGGAGCACCACAGACACGAAGGAGCCACAGCAATGACCCTGCCATATGACATTGCCAGATGCGCTGGCGTCGGCTACGAGGCTGAAGGAACGGATGGATGGTACTGGCGCGAGGGCTGCGCAGACTGCCGCCGCCGTGAGCCGGGACACCCAGAGATGCAGTGGATGATGATGCCGCCCGTCGTCATTGCGGTGGAGTGTGAGCACAGGATTGCGAGGGAGCAGACATGAGCGAAGACAAGGCAGTGATTGCGCTGCCAAGGGCGGATTACCTTTTGCGGCTTGCGCTGGAGGCCATCGAAGCCGGCGCGTCCGCGCCACTCGTGATGAACGTCGCCGGCCTCAAGCAAGCTATCCGGCACCATCTCGACTCCAAGCCCGCCCCGGCCCGCATTGAGTTCAAGATGATGGGGCCGAAGCTCGCCTTCGTCGTCGGGAATCAGTGCTTCACGCTCGACTACGAGCCCGACTCTGACGAAGAAGCAGAGTTCATGCAGCGGATGCTATGTCACGCTCTTTCCTGCTTTGCACCAGATGTAAAGACGGACGCACAGCCAGCCCGAGCGCCGCTGACGGATGAGCAGGCCGAAAAGATATTGGAGGCTGAGCGCATGCGGTGGTATGGTCGGAATGGCCCACCCTCCTATGAATTTGCTGCTGCATTTGCCCGCGCCGTCGAGCGCGCTCATGGGATTGGGGAGGCTGAATGACCGAGCTACTCGACCGCAAGACAATCGCTCAGATGCTGGGCGTCCAGCCCGCCACATTCCGCAAGTGCATCGAGAGCCGCCCGGACTTTCCCAAGCCGGTTCTAAAGCTCAGCCGCGAGACTGTTCGTTGGGATGCCAAGGACGTGCAGCGCTGGGTCAGCCGGCAGCGTCAACTAGCGCAGGCGTGAGCGATGGAAATACTCAACGATGATCTAGCCGAGTACTTCGCGTGGGCCTCAGAAGCTGTAATTGAGGGGCGCATAAACGCCGAAGACGCGGAATCCTTGTGCGAGATGCTACGAGCAACCGCGCACACATCGCTGCCGCCTAGGGTCGCGGCATCCAGGATGAAGTGCGTCTGTTCAATCTTGTGCTTCACATCTGGCGACGACAACCCGCTGATACTGGCCGGCCTCAATCTGATTGACCCAATCGTTGAGGACAAAGACTTGCATTAGCGCAGGCGTGAGCCTATCGACTCCGCGCCTTCGCGGTAGTAGGTGTTCAGGAGGATGTTGATGTCCTTGTGCCCTGAGACTTTGGCAAGGGTCATCACATCCAGCCTGCGGGCCATCCGGGTTAGGGCTGTGGCGCGGGCATCGTGGAATGTGAACCCGTCCAGGCCGGCCCTGATTCTGGCCTTGCGAAACAGCGCATCGAGGCTCGCGCCGGTTACGGAGAACTGCGGACACAGAGCCGCAAGCCGCTGGGCGCGAGCCGATAGCGGAACCTCTCGCGCATCACCGTTTTTCGTGTCGGCCAGATAGGCGATGCCACCCGCGTATCTGGCCTTGAGCACTTCGCTTGCCCGCATGGCGGTGTGCAGGCTCATCAGGAAAGCAAAGCCCGACTCCTGCTGGAGCGTCACAGGCTCTGCCATCTTCCAGCCCAGCGCCCGCAGCACCGCCCGAGCTTCTCGCCACGAGATAAGCCGATCCCTGGGCTTGGGGTTTGCTGGCCTGCGAACATCGGCAATGGGATTCCTAGAAGAGCATCCCCATTCGCGCACGCAAGTGGTGAACACCGCAGACAGCAAATTCAGGTCCCGATTGATGGTGGACCCAGCAACCCCCTTCAGCCGGGCGTCGCGCCATTTCCCAATGTCATCGGCCGTCACGTCATCGGCGGCCTTGTCCACGAACGGCAGGCCAAAGCCATCGGCGCAGAAATACCTGATGCGGGTCTGCTCCCACCGCTCGTTCTTCTTCGTGGGGCTGACCTCTTCCGCGTACCGCTCAAGACACTGCCTCAGCGTCTTGCGCACCACCTGGCCGCGCTTGCGTGCCATGATGTTGGACTCGGTTTCCGTGGCCCAAGCGACCGCCTTGGCCTTCGTGTCGAAGCTGGCCGACTGGCGCACTCCCTGCTTGAATACCTCGGCACGCCAAAGGCCGGAGGGGAGCTTTCTGAACGAGGCCATGCGTAATCCGTGCGTGAGTCGAGATCAACGACTGTACCTTCTGAGCCATCTACGCCAAGTCGATCACGCACATGAACTGGCGAAAAGTCCATACAGGGCAATGACTTGTTCCATTTGAGCCGTGCGTGACGACATGTTCCGCTTTATGCCGAGATTCCCGCCGGAGGGACCATCCTTCATTGGTAAATGTCTAGGCGGTGCGTGATCTGTGCGTAGTGCGTAGTGATAGGATTGCAACACCTTCACGCATGCGCCCCACGGTG